TATATGTCTTGTTGCTGTGTTACTATTAGCTGCTGCTATTTTTTGAACACCAACTAAAGCGTCTTTTGAAGGAGTAGAAGCGTCTGATGCTTCATTTAAACCTGTCACGTCGCGTATCATCTGTAGATAGTAGTTATATGTTCCTATTAGACTTTGCATTTTAGCTCCTCCAGCTCCGTTTTGTATTTCTTGAATAGGAACCTTACCAGGATTCATATCCCCTTCGCTAGTCATAGATCTACCTATAATTGAACCTGTTTGAAAAAACATATTCAACGCTTCTTGTGGGTTATAGTTAGTACCATTGCCAAGATCTATTTCAGCTAAACCATCAGCGTCTAAATAAATACCATCTGGTGTCATTCTAGACATAACCTGCTGTAGTTTTAAATGAGTTAACTGTATCATGTCAGCAAAACCAGTTATACGACTAACTAGACTTTCTATTCTACCTTTATACATACGCGGTGCACATATAGCGTAGTTCATTTTAACCTTAGTGTAATCACTCTTAGGTCTCATCATGTTTTTGCTTAAGTCCCATTTAAGTAGTATATCAGTACCTAATATTACAGCGCCTTCGTATAAAACCTCTAATGATCTAGAAATTTTACCGTACTTAGCCTCAAGCATTTGATCAACAACAGGGTTAAATGTATCGTCTTTTACTATGATTTTACTAGCTCCTGTTGCTGTTTCTTTTACTTTGTATACTTCATTAGCGTATGTCTTGTAATTAAAGTATAAAACTTGTACTTGATTTTTATCAACCTGATTTGACTCTGTTAAGCTTCTATTATAAAAACCACTATTTTGAAAACCTTGACCTGTTATTTTATTCAACTGGTCCTCTTTTAAATGTGGAAACTGCTTTTTTAATTCGTTTACAGGTACGTTTTTAACTTCACCTACATAATAAATATCATTAAAATTAGGATCTTCTGTGTAGGAGTAAACCATATTAGCTGGATCTACATATTCTACTTTTATACCTTCTGACTTGTTATACACTGTTTTAACAGCGCCTATACCTAAAACGGTTAAATCATAATTTATTCTACGTCTTGTTAAGTCATACCTGTTACCGTCTAATATTACGTTTATTGCTTGTTCTTCAGCTAGCTCTACAGCTTGTTTGTAAGAAAGCTGCATGTGTAAATCTAACTCTTGTTGAGAATCTGGTAATATTTCAGGACTATTTTCTGATAAATCAATATCAAAAGCTTCTTTCGCAAAAGCTGTTAGATCTTTACTACGCATATCTCTAAGCATAGATTCCATGTAAGCTGTTCTTTTACTAACACCTGATGGGTCTTGAGAATAAGCTTTAACATCGTAAACTCTTTCAGATATACCGTTTACAACTATATCTACAAACTTTGGTATAACGGGAACTGGTTTCCAGTCTAAGTTTAAATAACTTAAGTCACCATTTATTGACAACTCGTCTTTATATTTTTGTATTGATTGTTCTCCTCTAGCGTATAATCTCAACTTGTGAAACTCTGTTTGATTACCAAAAAACCTATTAGTACCTGAGTCTCTTTTAAACCACTCGCTTTCAATTGCTTTAGCAACTTTCAAACCGTAGTCTTTACTCATTTTTTCTAAATCGCTAGCGACTTGACTTGGAAAATAACCTTTAACAACTGATTCAGCCATATTAATTTTCTATTAATTTTGAATGTGTTCCGCCTTGTTTATATCTAGCAAAACTTATATTTATTTTTTGTTTTTCTATTTTAGCATTTGGAGCGTATAAATGTCTATTACAGCCCATTATAGCTAAACCAGAACTTATAGAAGCATCGAATTTAGTTCTATTGTTTATATCAAACTTAGCCCAGTCGTTTAACAGCTCATTAAAATAAACCGTACCATAGCTTCCGTCTTGCTTCACACCTACGTGATCTTGTATATACATTTCAATAGCAGCAGCGTGTGATTGTTTTATATCTTCGCTTGAGTTTGGTATACCACCTACTTCTTTTTCAGCAACAGATAGTTTATTCCAAACTTTATCAGGTCTATTCATACTAAAACCTCTATAACCACGCCTTCTTAAATAATACAATAGACGGGGTTTATTATTTTCTGCTAGTATAGGCATCCCGTAAAATACAAGTGCCATTAGAACGTCCTCAAAGAATATCTCAGCAGTCTGGGGCCTAGCTATATACTCTAAAAAGAAATGATTAGCTGGAGAATCTTCCATACTAAACTTTGTTAAACCGTGTAAAGAGCCTTTTGAGCCCTTGCCGTCTACAGTTCCTGATATATCGTAGCTGTCACAACCAAAGCAACCCATGTGTTCATTGCCTGGTTTTTTTAATCCATTTTTTAATATAATATTGTTTTGTAAATGAACTGGAGGTGTCCAGCTTAATTTAAATCTACCATTTTTATCTGGATAAAATATAACTTTACTATCTTTAACTCCATTTACCCACTGAAAATTACCAGTAGTTATAGTGTTATCATAGTTAGCTTCTTCGTTAAAATCTATTTGTTCGTATATTTTAGCTAAATTAAATATACTGTTTTTAGTTTCATCTCTAAAAGCATGTTCTTCAGTACGTGGAAATTGTCTATAAAATTCATTTAAAGCATCTCCATCATTTTTTAAACCATCAGCTTCGTTTTGCCAATGCTCTAGTATTCCTATATCTATATTTTCCCCATAGGGACCAAAAGTTTCTTGCTCGGGTGTATCGAATACAGGTAAGCCATAAGAATCAATGAATCCTTCGTAGTTCCATTCCATAGGTATGAACAAACTATATAATCCTGAGCTTGTCTGTCCATTGCGGTTTCTTTTTGTAACATCTGAGTTTTTATATAATTTTTTAAAATTATCACCACCTTTATCTAAAGCATTTGATGTTGAACCCATCATACACTTTCCAATTACTCTACTACCTAGTCGTAGGGTGGTTTTCGTAACACGCCAGTTGTTGAGGATGTTGTTCGGCCTCTCCCATTTACCGCTCTCGTCGTGGACGAGGAGTTTAAGCTTCTCACCGTCGTAGGAGTTGTCACCCGTATTCTTCCAGTCGATCGTGGTGTCGAGACCCTCGAGTTCCTGTAAGGCTTCGTTGCTGGTAAGTTTTCTTCTGGTAAGCTTACTGGCTGGGACCCTGAAGGCAAGCTCGGTCTTTGGACGATCCATTCCGTCCTGGATGGGCTTGAAAAAGAAGGGGTAATTAATGGATATTGGTACCACCTTGTCAGTAAACATCTTCTTCGCATCTGGTCCACTCTTAGATAATATTCCATATCTAGAGTCAGAGGATATGGTTGCCATGTTAACCACCTCGCCTGATGCCATAAATGAGAATCCAGATCGCCTATTCTTAAGATAGCACATCCCATAGGATCTGTGATCGGCCTTACAAGCCTCCCAGAAAATATAGAATAATCTATTTGACTCGCGAAAGTCCGGTGCTCCAACGTCGATTTTACTCCACTGCAAGTACATGTAATGAGTACCAGTAACGTAAGTAGGAACGTTTTTATTGTAAAACCAAAAACCTTCTTCCCTACGGGTAAACTCATTATCGATGTAATCATACCATTTTTCTTTAAATTCTTCTGGATATTCCTTCCAGTCAAAAACTGTTTTTATTTTACTTAATTCTTTTGGATATTCAGATTTTTCCCAAGTATTTTTATTAAACTTAAAAACATTTGTAGGTTTTTTAGGTAAAGCTATATGCAAGTTTTGTATGCTATACACTTCGCCAATCTGACCCGTTCTGCTTATAACTACAACATCATGCTCTTTGTTATAACCATATTTCCAGCTTTTAGACTTATTAAGTCTTTTTACGGTATTTATTTTTATAGGTTCTACAACCTTGTAAAGCGATTGCTGGTACATTATTTAGATCTTCTTTCTGCAAAACCACCAAAAGCCTTCTTTTCTTCTACTTTTTTAGGTTTTTCATTCAACATATCCTCTTCTTCCTGTATTCTGTTTAATATTTCAAAAGCATCAAATATAGCTAGTTTTTTAGTAGCAGCAGCATTTTTAAGTCTATCAGCTGATATATCATCATCTGAATCAACAATAGCTTCTTTAGCTACTTTAATTAGCTCTTCAACAGCCTTATGTCCAGCTTGGATTATATTCTTTTTCGTTTCCTTGATATTCATACTTTATAGTTAATGCTTGAGATCTAATTCTATAAAGTCTTTCACCATCTATAACAAATTCATATTCGCTACTAGGCGTAAATCCAACTAAATCACCTTTTTCAAAAACACTATCTATTGTTTCATCTAGGAACTTTAATATTCCTACATAAGGTTTTTCGTTGTTAAGATTAAAAATATCATTAGATTCAATAGGTTTTACAAATGAATAGCCTTTAGGTGCTTTCCAATCGTCTTCGTTTTTATATAAAAATATTTGATCAAAAGAACATAGATAATTTTTATCATCTATATAACTTCTGCTATTTTTTTCAACACCTCTTATGTCATGAAACCTTCTAAAAACGTTATGGTGAACAATAACTTGATCACCTACCTTAATATTAGTGTCACCTGTTATTGGTACACTTTTAACTTTTGCAAGCCTATTAACGCTTTGATGTGTAAATATTTGAGTATTTAGTATAAGTTTTTTACCTTCAATCTCTTTAGTGTTGTTATATCTAGATCCAATAGGTTCTATAACAAAGTCAAAAATACTTTTCATTAATACTCTAAGTTATACTCAACAGCTACAGCCATGTTTTTATTAAAGTCTTTCCAAGGTAAAACCTCGTCATTTTTTTTAATAAATATACTGAACTTATCGTCTTCTTCTGTTATATGACAAATAGTATGCCCTCCGTAGACCTCTTGACCTACGGAGTAGTGCATAGCTTCATTTTTATAATCTTTACCGATACTAATCTTTCTTATCAGCTTCATCTTTTATCTCGCTTATAGTACCGTCTTTAATATTAATAGATACATTACCGTATTCTTTTTCTAGATTCCCTTGAATTTGTCTAAGGCTCATTTGTAACTCTTGAGTCATTGTTAATAAACCAAACTTCTGAGTTTCCATTTGACCTAATTGAGATTGAGCTTGTTGTATTTTGTTAATTACATCTTGAAGCTCTTTCAGTTCTTCTTCTTTAATTGAAGGCGCTAAATCTACTATTTTTTCGTTTTTTGCCATTTTATTTAATTTAATTGTTATTTATGCATTATTGCATAGTATAATTATTACATATATAGTGCTTTAATTAAAAAGCTATTGTCATATGTTAATTAGTGGTTTTAGTAATATCTACGTTTTGTATAAGTCCTGAATCTTTATTCATTACTTGGTATCTAATTTGTATATACCAATTTCCTGTTGGTACTGTTGTAAGGTTTTGAGAAGCTTTTAACAATAAAGGCTTGTTGAGTGCCATAACTTTACCAGTTGTTCCTATACCGGCCGCATAATACCAAGCAGCGTTGGTGTTTAGTAAAGTGTTATTTATAACAAATAGTCTATTAAATTGACCAGGATAAGTACAATTGGTAGTGTCACAGAAACCTATAGCCGCTGTTGTTTGTGCGGTACTATTCCAGTTACCAGATGTACCACCAGTATTATGTATTATACACTCGTAAGGTATTATAAAGCTATTAGCTCCTGGCGCTGGTATTAAAGTTGTTCCTGTAGTACTTAATAATTTAAACGCATCACCTGATAACTTAATAGTTACAATACGCGTGTCTTCAACTAACTTACCTCCACTTCCAAAAGCTGTACAATATTTAGGTTGATTTTCAGTACTGGACATTGAGAAATAATTACCCTTACCGTAGTCACCCATTTTTACGTATCGACCACCTGCAGTACCATCACCGTGAACGTATAGATTTTGCTCCGAAGTGTGCCCAACATTTAATTGGTTTCTTACGCGCATTGTTCCATTAACATCAAACGCGGAACCAGGGGTTTGCGTTCTAAATCCTACTTTTTTAGCTTGAGAATCAATATATAAAGTAGATGTTGTCTTGTCTGCTGTTCCAATATAAATATAGCCTTTAGTTTGCGAAAGAAATAAGTCATCAGGCCCACCACCACCAATAAATGATTCACCACTTTTGTGATATATGCTCAAATCACTGCCTGTTCCATAATGACTTTTTACATTGTCTCCGTGTGAAGTGTCACCAGTCATAGTACCACCAGCTAGTGGCAAAGCGTTTGGAGTGTAACTAGGGTCAGAACTAGGCACCCACGATGGTGTTGCGTCAGCATTTGTTGGTGCAAAAGTAGTTGGTAAGGCAGATATATCTACGCCATCGACTGTTTTACCAGAAGCCATGACAATATTACCAGCAATACTTACATTTCTATCATAATCTAATAAGTTTGTATAATCAGTATTCTCTGTGCCCGAGTAGTTAGATGTTATAAATATATTCTGTAAAGGTATTGTTAAATAACTAGAGTTACTAGGCGTCCAGCCGTAAAAATCAACTGTTATTCTTGTAGCTTGTGACGCAGCACCATTACCAGTGTGTAACCTATTTGTTGAATAAAAATTCATTCCCCAGTTATCACAGTTGTTATCAGTTGTCTCTATTGTTGTGTTACTACCTCCAAACTTAGCTATTACTCTAGTACTCCACGAACCGCTACTATACTCTTCAACCATTAATCTATGACCAGGATATGTAGAGCCTGACCAGCTTGTTTGTGTACCTATTTTAGTTTCTGTTGGCCAACCTGTGGATGGCGTAACAGTAAACCTAAATTTATAATAAGTTGAAGTTATATCCCATCTAGTATCTTGTCTACCATCTAATAATTTTTTTACGTTTGCTAATTGAGATGATCCGTCTTGCCAAGAACTACCATTCCAGTATTCAACGTTGTCTATAGCTCTATATCTAATAATATCTGATTTGGCGTTTTTTATAAACGTAGACAAGTGTCTAACACCGCCGTAGTGATCGTGATAGTAATTATTAGAACTACCACTTTCAGTACTAGATATGTTATCAGCGTGATATAAACCGTAGTTAATACCTTGAACAGTTAAGTCACCATTAATAGTTAAACTACCAGTAGTAGTATCACTTTGATCACTTCGTAAATATTTTGATTGAGTAGAGGATGGTGTTAAATAACCAGCTGTAGCGTGGTTACCCCAACCATGAGCTGTATTACCATTAGCAGCTTTTGTCTCCATATCGTCTAAGTCTACAGCTTGCGATACTGATATATAACCTAGTTTCTGTGCTTGGCCAGAAGATATTGTAGTTGTAACAGAGTTCATAGGTGTGAAACCTAAAGCCGTAGTTACTTGATCACCAGTCGGCGCGCCCGTGAGAAGAGTACCATTAGCAGTTACATCACCCGAAAAAGTTGCGCTTGAGCTATTTAATACAAACCAGTTTTCACTAAGTGGAGCTGCTGCTGATGTTAGTTCTGGACTTCCAGTTTCAACATCAGACCTACCAAAAGCGATAACGTCGTCTCCAATAAGAGCTATACCGTGATCATTGGTGCTATTGCCAGGTGCTTTTAAATATAAATAGTCTCCAGCGTATGTATTCCAGCTAGAATATAGTACATCGTGGTTAGTTGCGTTGGTCCAGGCACTTTTATACATCTCAAGTAAAGAACCAGCAGCGGTTGTTAGTATTTCATCGTGAATGTTTAAAGTACCAGATACATCTGCATTACCGTTTATATCTAAACTTGTTCCTTCTAATTCACCATTAGCTTTGATTTGTCCTTGAAAAGTAAACGCCATGTTACCAGAGCTATCTGACGTCCATGTGTGTGTTTTATAAGTAGAACCGTAATACTGTCTCCAATTAATAGTTGCCCCAGTGTTACCAGTACCATCTAAAAAGTGTGGATAATGGTTACCACCTGAGTCATAAGCATCGTAATAAAGATGTCCTTTATAATGATTATTATTACTTGTAAATGTTTTAGCGCCTGATATAGTTTGCGTGCCTGTTTTTGTGACAGCGCCAAGAGAACTAGCTGTTGGTATTGTAGGTTTATTTAATATAAACGCGTCACCACTAGTAGCATTCCAATCAGACTGTACGTTTTGTTCTGCATTAGATGGTGCATGTGCTGCTTGAGAATGGGAGTAAGCAGTGTTCCAGTTGCCTATAACTGTTGGACTAACAGTAGCACCACCAATTGTTAAGTAACTGCTTGTATATGCTGTTGAGTTAGCGCGTATTACAAAGTCAGCCCCACTATTGTTTTCTCTTGTGATAATAAAATCATTGTTGTCTGCATTGTATACTCTAAACTTGACATCATCATCATCTTGAAATATAATGTGTGGTGATTCACCTGAGCCATCGTCTAAAGTTAAATCACCAGTCATAGTACCTCCTGCTTTTGGTAGAGCGTTATCCGCCTTAGTACCTTGTGTTGATGTTGCAAAAGCACTAGAAGCAAAATTAGCAGCAGTACCTAATCCATCAAAATCAGATTTTAAAGTTGCTACATCTACGCCATCAACTGTACCACTAGTAATTATATTTCCATAAAAAGTAGCACTTTTGTCAGAATCTAAAAACAAAACATTTTCTAAAGCAGATCCAGTGTATACCTGCATTTTCATTCTTGTTTTCTTATCGTTAGCCGCAAATGTATTATCTGCTTCTACTAAAAGACTACCAACTGTTAAGTCACTTGTAACAACACTATCTCTTGCTTTAAAATTTATTACACCAACATCGTCACCAGTACCAAAGTTACCGCTACCAGTAATATCTTTTCTTGTTGAAAGATCAAGAACCGCTTTAGCTGTTGCATCATCTTTTCTTATAGTAAAATTACCATGAGATATTTGGCTAGTTGGTAAAATCTCATGAACTAAACCACCATCTACTTTAAAGTTAAATCTAGTAGAAGCAGCGTCATTATCAGTATCAGCTTCTATATAAACATATGAGTTAGCTGCTCTAATTCTGAAATCTACATCATTAGTAGTATCAATAATACTTAATCTAGGAGTATCTGCGTGAGTAATAGTTACATCACCTGTAAATGATCCACCAGTTTTAGGCATTTTAGCATCTAACTCGGTTTGTAAATTAGTTATAGTTGATATAGCCTGCGTATGTTGTGCTGGTGTAAATGAAGTTGGTATTCCAGATAAAGAACCATAAGCACCATCAAAACTTGAAGTACCAGCTCCTATATTTGTCCTAGCATTTGATTTTTCAGTAGAGGTTAATCCTTGACTAGCTGTATCTACTCTAACTCTATTAGCTAAAGCCGTTGCGGTAGTTGTACTAAAACTAGCATCATCACCTAACGCCGCAGCTAATTCGTTTAATGTATTTAATGTGCCAGGTGCTGAGTCAACTAAATTTGATACAGCTGTACTAACAAAAGCAGTTGTTGCTAATTGAGTTGTGTTTGTTCCAGCAGATGCTGTAGGTGCGGCAGGTGTGCCTGTAAATGTTGGACTTGCTATTTTAGCATATCTACCATCACCAATTGTTTTAGTAAGTATTGATTGCCATGGACCCCAACTAGTAGCTCTATACCTATAATATAAACCTTCAGTATTATTAGCACTACTATAAGAAGCCATCTGCCAACCGTAATTACCACTGTCTTCTGTTAGTGTTAAACCTGTTGTGTGGCTAGTTGAAGCAGGGCCATTTGCGCCTCCTTGAAATCTATAAAGACCTCTTGTTGTTAAAGTGTCGTAATCAGCATTTGTTGCGGTAAAGTTAGCAAATGCGTTTGAGTTTATATATGTTGTATTTGCTGTTAAACCTGTACCACCTCTTGCTACAGCTAAAGTACCTGATGTTATATCACCAGCTGCATGAGTATGTGAAGCAGCAGCAAGCCCGCTTAAATCTTGATCACCTGTAAGAGTAGTTCCGTTTGCTGTTATTGTACCGTTTGTAGTAACATTACCATTTGTAATATTAATTTTAAAATTATTGTAATCAGTAGAAGAATCTCCAATAGAAAAATGACCGTCTTTAGTAATTAAATAAGTATCTGTATCGTCATCTTTAATTCTTATAAAAGCTTTATCATCAGTGCTTTCAAATAAAGCTACAGTATTTGTTGCGCCAGTATTTACATCGAGAACACCATCAATATTAGCATCGCCATTTATGTCTAAACTTGTTCCTTCTAATTCCGTACCTTGTATTTTACCTGTAGACGTTATTGCACCTGATCCTATAGTACCTGCAAAAGTTGCGTTTTGTGAAGCGTCTAAACTTAAAGCCGATGTATTATTTGTTTTAAATGTAAGACCGTAAGGTGAAGAGCCTGTTTTTTCTATTCTAGCATCATTAGTATTTCCTTGATCTCCAATACCAATACCACTTGTTGTAAAGTAGGCTTTTATTCCACCTCCCCAAACATACTGTAAATCATTATCTTTAAATCTCCATTGAGCTGTATAAGTAGATCCAGATGAGTCTGTATAGTTTAATGATGGATTTTGATTTGAAATTGTAATACCTGTTGAAGTTATATCTCCAGAGTCTATTGTCCCAATATTTACTAAGTTTCTACTTAAATCAATAAATTGCGTTCTACCACCATCACCTATATATAGTCCATTATCACTAGCTGTACCACTATCTGTTCTAAACTGAAACTCTACTCTATTTGACCAAGATGTATCGTTACTAGGAAAACCATAAGCAATAAAACCACCTTCAGCTGACATTAAAACTTGTTCATGCGATAATCCTACGTTTGCTCTTATAACAGATCCAGTGTCACCAGCTCTTAACCAAACAGTATCATCAGCACCTAGAGCAACACCTCTATATTCACTTATTCTTGCAAGTATTGTTGTTTCTTCGCCGCTACGATCAACTTTTAATAAAGGTACTTCTGTTGTGTATTGACCTGTATCACCTGTTGGTTCGTAATCAAATAGTATATAACCAGTAGCGCCAGTAAATTTTAATTTACTTGCTAATACAAAATCACCAACGGTAGTAGGATTATCTAATATTAAATTAGTATTAGCTCCACCTAGAGTTAGTGTTCTTGTTGAACTAGAATCTGCATATATAGACATGTTCTGTTCAAATCTAATATCTACAGCGTTTGTTCCATCACCAATATAAACATCATCACTACCATTACCAATAATAATATCACCAACAGCATTGCTTAAAACTAGATTATCACCATCTTGGTCTATTTTACCAGCATTAGCGCCTGCTGAGGTTTTAAACTGTATGTGCCCAGCGTCATCTATTATTATGTTACTTAAAAATGGTATTGACATATTCTATTATTTAAATTCTTCCTGATATTCTTTTTTTACCTGAATCAAAACTTGCTGATGGTCTAACTGTAACTTTAGCAAAGTTATTAGGCCACATTTCTAATCCATTTGGTGGCGCTACAGACATTGCAACCTGTATATCTTTAGCGTAAAACCCCTCGTGAACTAAACTATGGTTTGAATTATAATAACCAAACCTTAAAAAATAAGCTCTATATTGTGGTTGAACTGTTAATATTTTTGTTTCCCAAGCGCCATCAGCAGCTGTAGTATGTTGGGTGTATTCTATAAAACCTTGATATAATTTACCTTGAGCTTGTGTACTGTTTTTTAAATCTGCATTTTCTTCCTCAACATCTAAGTCTAATTCATCATGAGGAAATCTATGGTTATTATCATTAACATCGTATTCATTTGCGCCATAAAGCATATTGTTAGCATAAGACGCTACAATATAAGGAGGGTGACTACTAGATAAACTAGATCCTGTTCCATCAAGCTCGTCTGTAGGTATATATATTACAGATTTTATCTTAATTGTACAGTTTGCTGGAACTTTAATGATACCCATACCAATAGGATTACTACTCCAAGAAGGAACCCAAAGGTTGTTACGTAGGTTTTTAACTCCTTCAAACTTAGTCATATTATGATAAACTGTTACTTTTTCGTTTTCTTTAAAACCTTGTTCAGTAAAACAATAAGTACCTTTCCAACCAGTACCACCTCTTCTTAGACTTAAATGACTACTACCATGATTCTGTAAAGTATTTGGATATATTATACCCGTGCCTTCTCCGTATATACTCATTGTAGCATCCCAATCATTAGGGTATACTTTAGAGTTATCTACTATTACGTTGTTATTACTGTCAGCAATGTTACATAATTGTTTATATCTATTAGCAAAAAATCTTCTATAATTAGGACTTATTGTAGATCCTCCAAAGTAAAAACCATAACCACGACAATTTTCAATACGCATGTGCATTACTTTACCCTGGTCATTTTGTCTACCTATATTATAAAGCATTAAGCCGTAATCTTCAGAGCTATAATATTGACCATAAGAATATTCGTTAGGCATTTCATACCCAGCTTCTATTTGTGAAGTAGCATAGGCACAGTGCGCTGTTATATGTCCATGCGATTTACCGTAGTATTGACTACTCCAATGCCACACGCCTCTTCCAGCTCCAATAACAACTAAATTTCTAGTTACCATACCGTATGGATGCCTTATACATATAGCTGGATAATCATCACCGTCTCTATTATCGTTACTAGATAAATTATAAGAACTAAAAGTGCAGCCATCTATATAGTTTTCACCTGTTTGTGTTACGCCACTAGTATTATGTATCGTGCTACTATCTGCTGATGAACCATCTCTAGTTGTATCATAATAACCATTATAACCAGCTATTGTAACACCAGCTCTATAATTTGTACTGTCATTAGTATTATATCCTAGTCCTTTAAACTGTACGTATTTTATCTTTACTCTTCTCGTCGGTGCATTGTTCCAACCATTACTTGTCCAATATCTTACATTAAAAAACACTCTAGCAGTGTCTTGGTCACCATCAGCTACATCATTACCACTAGTATCACAAGCTTTAATAACAACGTCTCTTGTCATTTTTACAACAGGATCACCTACTGCGCCATTAAAAAGTATATCTCTATCAACTGTTATTGTTTTAGCGCTAGTATCAATACTTGATATGGTATAGTTAGTTTTAAGTCTCCATACACCTTCATTACTTCCCAATGAGGTGCTTCCAAAACCACTGGAAGTATAATAGTAATTACTAGCAAGATTACCACCATATTTAGTAAAACTAGCATGTATATATACCTCATCGCCAACTGAAAAATCAGTTACGTCGTTAAGAGTAATAGTTCTAAGATTAGTAGCGCCTACATATTCTGTTGCTATTGCACTAGCTATTCTTCTACAAAATTTTCCGTTTATATGATATTTTTCGGTGCCTGTTTGATATACTTTTGCACCAACTAAGGAGGGAGAGTCGTCAACAGAACTACCAAAGGTAATAACATTTGTCTTTGTGTTTATATCTGTGACTCGTAGTACGTTTCTATTATTACCTGTACCAAATATTAATAGGTAATTAATTCTAAATACAGATGCATCATCTACTGTTATCGTGGATCCACTGACTGATTCTATCGTTGCTTCAGGGCAAACATACTGTCTAAAATAAATTCTATCGTTTGTGGTATCTACGTCATGAATAAAAAAAACTTCATCGTTTGCAAGAGTGTAATCCTCTTCTCTTTTATATAGTGATATTCTATCATTAATAGCAAAGTTACTAGTATCAGCAACAGTTATATAAGAAGCATCAGGAGCATGGTTACCATTAACTGTTGTTATTAGTGTTGGTTCACTACCATCTATCTGAACACCACACCATTTTCTACTTTGTACCTGTATACCGTGTTGATCGCTATTGTTACCAGATATTTTTATTTCGGTACCATTAGCCATGCTGATCAAAGAACCAGATGCTGCAGTGCCTTCTACAAATTCACCAGTGTCGTTACTATTGTGACTAGTATTGTTTACAGTCATACGACCATGTAAGTGCATTTTACCATTAGTAGCAAAATGTAAATTACCATCTATAGTAACATCTCCAGTTCTTGTTGACTGTATGTTTGTGTTTAAAGTAACTTTATGACCATGTGCAATAACTACTAAATCATCAGCGGCAGGAACTGATCCTCCCACCCAAGTAGAGCCTGTAGCCCAGTTACCCGATGAATTACTCGTTATTGTCGCCATCTAATATTGCTTCGTTATATTGTTCTTGATATTGAGATACATTTAACGCTATTTCAAATGATAGTTTGTCGCTATTATCAACAATACTTGTATCATTGATAACAGCAACTATATCATCATCTTTCGTAAGCGTTAAAGTAGCATCTGTTTTATCATATTCTACTTTAATTATCATTTTATTTTATTTAATTTATTAGCTTATAGCTGGAAATTTCTCAACAAGCACTAAGTAATCTTCAGTACCAGAAGGCGCTGAGCCAAATGTTACAGTAATTTTATTATTAGAAGTGTTACTAGTTGTTGAGTTTTTAACATCAACATAGACGTTTTGATAAGTAGCACTGTTTCCATTATTACCATAATGTAATACGGTAGTTCTGACAAGTTGTGTTCCAAAACCGTGAGTTACCTCAAAAGCTGTTGTACTGCCATCACCACTTATTTTCTTAGTTACTTTGTTTGAAGATGATTCTTTAGCATCTAATTGAGTTTGAATATTAGACGTAACACCATCAACAAAGTTAAGTTCAGCACCTGAAGCAGTAACTGTAGTACCAGAAAGTTTTATTGAACCAGTAAGGTATAAATCTTTAAAAGCACCACCTTGATTACCAAGATCTACAGCGTTGTTAGTTATTGGTGATAGTTTTGTCGATTGAACTTTAATACCCGCTTGACCATCTGAGTTTGCGATAATAGTTACAGCACCTGATGTACTAAAACTAATTCTAGCGTCATCACTTGCTCTACCAACTTTTAATCCAGTATTATATATACTTGTTATTCCAGTTTGAGCAGCGTCAATGTTAATTACACCTGAAGTAGCTGTTAAACCAGTACCTGCAAACAGTGAAGCAATTTTACCAACTTGTGTTTGTTTCATAACACCATTGTCATTATGAATAAACCCGTCAGCAGCAGCAACAGCTGAAGTACCAACTGTAGAACCACCATCAAGTAAATCAAACTCTGTAGTTGTTACGCCAGTAGCTCTTAAATCTTTAGCATATGTTAAATCCGCAGTTACACCAGTAAAACCATCTAAAACATTAAGTTCAGCAGGAGTTGCAGATATTGCATCTGTTGAGGCAGTATCAAAAATAGCAACATAACCACTTTGGTTTGGTAATTGTATTGTTCTATCTGCTGTTGGATCTACAAGCGTAAGTTTAGTTTCAAAATCATCAGCTGTAGCTCCTTCAAATAATATTGTATTATTTTCTACAACCTGTACTGTTTCATTACTTATTGTTTGAGTACCTGATACTTCTAAGTTTGTTACTTTTAACGTACCAGTGCTTGGATTAAACTTAAAGTTACTTTGTGATTGACCTGTTTGTGCGCCAGTTGCTGTTTCAACAAAAGTAACAAATTTATCATCATCATCTGTAGCGGCGGCAATGTTTTGTAATGTATCTGTATTGTCGTTTGGAGTTGTTACAGAACCACCTAATGATATAGCTGTACCATTAATGGTAATACTATCGTTAACAAGTTCTGCGTTCGCAACACCGTTATCTTTTATTTGAACATTACCTGTTGTTGGGTGAACAGAGAAGTTGTTCGTGCTAAACTTAGCTACACCAGCGTTTGATGATGATGCTAATTCAGCTTCAATTTTTAACGTACCATTAGTGTCATCATATGTTGTTGTTATACCTTCACCGTCATTTCCTGTTATTAATCCACCAACAAAGTCTTCAACTTGTTCTTGAGTTAAAGGTGTAGTTGTTGCTGCAATAGATAACTCATCTCCAGCACCATTTGGTGTAAGAGTTATATTGTTACCAGCAACAAACTTTATGTCTTGCGTGCCACTTGAAGCTCCAGATTTTGTAAGTCTTAATAACGCGTCGTTATTATCATCTACAAAAGATGATGTAAAAACGTTTTGGGTATTTGCATCTGAACCTGTTGCTACAGTTACAAAGTTAGTACCGTCAAGACAAACTTTTAAAAGATTGTTACCACTGTCAAAGAATATTGCACCAGCTGCCGCAGAGGGAGCTGAACTCGTAACATGCAGTTTTATGTTTTGTAGTTCATTGCCGTTTAAGTCAATGTCGTGTAAAAATTGTATTGCCATTTTTAAATTTTGTTAGTTTGCGTGTATCACTCCAGAGTTCAAACCCTTGAAAAACACTTTTGATTGATTGTTTGTTATATGTACTATTGGCACTTGAACTATTGAGCCAGTGCTTATTTTTACTGTTATGTTTGGAAATTTTCCTAAATTATGATTAACTAATAAATAATATTGTCCTGAGTCAGATACTAAGTCATTAGTTGAAAAAGATGAAGTAAAATTTTTATCTTGAGCACCTGAATAAGGTGTTAAAACGTAATAAACATCTGATATAAAACCTACGCCGTCAGAATTATTATTTGACTGTAGATGAGTCATTGAAATTTCATAATAATCTGTAGAACCTACTTGAGTTATTGTTTTTACTCTATAAACTGCAAAAACGCTAGGATCTTGAACCTGGCAAATTACAATATCTTTTGTTACATAAGTATTTAAAACAGCTAAAGCTAACTTACCAGCTGGTCCATTTTGATACTTACTTACTACTAAGTTTACATTATTTGTAGTTGGAAAAGCCTGATTAAGTAATGGTTTTACCTGCATGGTTCCAGGAGACATATTTGCCGAGGTTGTATATTTAAAAGGAACAGAGCCAGCTATACCAGTAGCGTTTGTAGCACCTAAAAACTGAGCAATATCAGATACCTGGAAGTTTTTTGTAGCACCTCCGCTATTTGAACCTAGTAATCTGTCTGCAGCTTCGACACTAGTATCTAGCTTTACAGTGCTTATTCTTGCCATTTTATTTCTTTTTTATCATACTTGTGGCCTTTTCTGTCGTGCGTCCGCCGAAATAGGCTAATACAACAGCCATCATGACCTTCTCAAAAGTATCGTTCCATGTAACACCTATGTTAAAAGGTATTGCTTCAACACTATCTAATATACCTGCAAGTGAAAAAATAGTAATACACCACACTAAAACTAGTGGGCGTACGTTTTTACTAAGCCATGAATCAGAAGCAGCGTCTGCTTGCCATCTATTTGTTATAGCTTCTATTTCTTTATTTTGCTGATCGTATATTAGTTGTTGTAATTTTATTTTATCCTCAACACTTACATCTGATTTTGTTATCTCTGCAATAGCGTCCTTAGGTGATACAACACCTTGTAAAACACTACCAAGTGCAGGGTTTATCATTCCAGCTGCTCCAAGTAATAACTTACCAACAGTTGTTTCTTTAAATTGTTTTTTAGGCATTTTCTTCTCTGTCTCTATAAAACTTTTTATCTTTTCTAGCGTATCTCTTTTTTTCTTTACCTTCTTGTCTAGCTACTTTTTTAGCAAGTCTCTGCTTTCTTCTTTGAAGTCTGTTTGCTTTAGCGTAATTACCTTTTTCTGTAGCTTCTTCACCTTTCACTTGAGTTTTGGCTAATCTATGTTCAGCTCTAGTTTTTTTAGGCTTTACACCAATAACTACTTCGTCTAAATGGCCAGACCTACCTGTTGTCATATCAGAAGGTATAACACCATCTTCTACTGTTGGTGTTATGGCTGGCCCTGTGTTTTTTAAAGCTGACTTATGAAATAAAGCATCAGAAGATTTTTTTAACTTAAAAGCCATATTATTTCTTTTTGCTAAATATTCCTTTAACAGCAACACCAACTTTGCTACCACCTCTATTAGCTCTATCTTGAGTTCTTTTAGCACGCTTAGCTATTCTAGCAGCTTTCTTTTTGTTACCACTTGCAGCTGCGGCTTCGCTTTTAGCTGTTAACTTATTAGCTTTAGCAGAACCAACTGATTTTTTAGCATCAACTTTAGCTTTTTTAACATTAACTTTAGCAGCTTCAACTTTGCTAACTGGATTAGACTTAACTTCACTAACAGAAGTAGCTTTATGTCTTTTCGAGTTACCATAAGCAGCGTTTATTTTGTTTTGAGCATCAGCATACTCTTTACTACCTTTTTTAGAGCTGTTTCTAGTTTTAATATAAGAATCTAAATTAGAATCTTTCTTTTTAGCAGAAGCATAAGGATCTGCTTTTGGTTTTGCTTTAGAAGCTTTTCTAGCAGCTTTACCAGCAGAATAATCAGAATACACTTCTTTAGCTTTTCCAACTACTTTTCCAGCTAATTTCCCAGCTAAATAAGTACCTATACCAGTAGTAATTGGATCAAGTTTAGCAGCTGAATCAGGTGCTTTTGATGGAGTTCCTGTGTTTAAAATAGGTTCTGAAGTTGCGTTACCTTCGTTTAATTTTGATTCTTTTATCTTATGAAATAATTGGTCAGAAGATTTTTTAAGTTTAAATGACATGTCTTTGTTTTTTTGTTTTATTAATTAATACTTGCGTAATTTAAAAGGAGTTCCGGATGATTTCCTTCCATATTTTAGTTTAAAAGGAGTGCCTTCTGCATCTCTTCTTAAGTCGTCAACGTTTTGTAGATTAGCTTGTTGCTCTTCGCTAGCTTCAGTGTAATCAGATCCTTTGCTACCTTTAGTCATATCGTGATCATACTTTATTTGCTCACCAGATCTATAAGGATTTCTACCTTGCGTTAATTGATCAGAAGCATTTTTAGCCATAGCTAATTGAGCGTCCATTTGTTGCTGTCTAACTTCTTGTTTAATTTCGTTAAACCTTTTTCTATCTATCTTACCTGATCTCATTAGTTTTCTAGCGGATTGTATTGCTAATCTGCTTTGAGATTTATTATACCTAGATTGACCTCTACCTTCTGCTGACGTAAATGGATCTGTCATATCACCGTCACTAGGTGGTTGAGGTTTTTCTTTCTCTTTGTATTCTACTTTCTCAGTGTCTTTAGCGGCTTCATCTCTAGCAGCTTCTCTTTCTATATCTCTATCGTCACCTTTTTTTATACCACTCATATCAACAACGTAGTCGCTGTAACTATCGTACTTACCTTTTATACCCTCTAAGTCTTGCTCCCAAGCTTCTTTGTAAGTAGGTAACCTACCACCTTTTTTAGTTGTAGTTTGTTTGGTAACATCAACTAAATGATTCTGGTCATTAACCATTTCACCTAGGTCTTCTGATTTTGTTTCTTTAAAAGGACTTGCAGATCTTAATTTAAATGGTGTTCCGTATGCTTTTCTCATAATTTATTATTTTTTATCCTTTAAATGATTTCATTATCGCATCAGCCGCGTTTGATATTGTTTCATTATCTGATTCTGAAAGCTTGTTTACTTTGTTTTCAGTTTTTTCATTCTCAGATTGTTGAGATGGTGTTATTCCTGGTGGTTTTTTTCTTTTTTTACCCGCTGCTTCTGCTTGTTCAAACCCACTATCTAAACCTGCTCTAAGATGACCTACACCTTTACTAAACATATTATGGTTTTTAGCGTATATACTTTTTAGCGGAGTTCCCTCTTCTGCCATTTTTCTTTTTTGATATATACTAAACGGCGTGTAGTTTGATTTATTTTTGTTTGACATTTTTTATTTTTTTACTGGTTTGTGATTTGCATGAGCTTCAGCTTCCCACTCTAAGTTATGAGCTCCTTCTTCCATCAACTTTCTTGGAAATACTTTCATAGGACTACCTGTATTTTTTTTCCAATAAACATTTTTATTATCATACCTAAGTCTATTTTGACCCATTTGATCATGGTGAGTATCTTCATGTTTTTTTACTTCTATCCTATCTTTGGGTGGCAATGACTTGTCTACATATGTAGTACCGTCGGTATTAGCCTCACCTTTTATTGAGCCTGGTAAGTCTTTTAAAAACACAGGGTTTGAATAAGTACTCGTAACTGGATCTAATCCTAGTAAGCTATATTTATTATTAGGTAGTTTAAAAGCCATGTTAATATCCTTTGCAACCTTTTTTCTTTAATGGTGTTGCTGATTTGTTTTTGTTAGCCATAACTGCTTTAGCAAAGTTTTCAGGTAAATTACCTTTCATTGCTTGACTTTCTAACTTATCGTTAAATTTAGCTGCACTACCCGTGTGATCGCATCCTGGTATTCCACAGCAGTAGCTACCTGAAGACTTTGATGCGCCTAAGTTGTTTGGACCTATTCCTTTCATAATTATCTATTTTTATCTTTTATCATATCGTCTATAGATTTATTATAGACTTTATCTGTATATGATTTGTTTTTATAGAATTTACTTCTTTCTGAAGTAGGTAAGTCCTCTTCTGCTAAAAGTATTCTATATATTCTTGATATAAGTTGACTGCATTTAAATGATGTTTTATAGATGGCGTATTTTTGTGAAGTTCTGTTTCTTTCTCGCCAAACATCGATCCAACCTTCTTTGCGAAGCCTTTCCCATCTGTTTTTATCCCACGAGTAAGTGTATACACCCTCTATAAAGTTATTACGTGTAAATCGTGATTTGCAATCTAAATAGATTAAAAGTTCTAAATCAGCATCTTTAAGATTATAAGTTTTACAGGCCCATTTTCTAACAAGCCTGTAATACTTAAACAAATTCATTTCTCTTAAATCTTGTGCTGTTAATTTCATTCAACTAAAACTACATCACCAACTTGTATAACTTTATACAAATCGTCTTTTACTTGTATGCTATGACCAGCATGCCTGTCGTAATAAACTATGTCATTCTTACTAACACCTTTAACTAAATTACCTATAGAAAGTATTTTAGCTTTTACATATCTATTGTCAGTGTCTGTTTTATCGGTTAATATAAGCCCACCTACTTTCTTCGGCTCGACTTTTATGTTTTCTACTATTATATAATAATTAACTGCTTGCATTTTCTATTCTAATGTTTGAAATTACACAATCTGCAGAAATTATAGTAGAAACAACTGATATAGCGTTCTTGAGCGCCGATTTTGTAACCAAAACCGGGTCAATAATACCAGCATCTATCATATTTTTTTCGCAACCACACGTTACATCCATTCCTTCACCATCTTTCCATTGTAAAACTGGTACTTTTGCAAGACCAGCATTATCTAATATCGTAAAAAATGGAGCTAAAACAGCTTTTGACAATATTTCTTCCCCTTCATCTTCAGGTGTATTGTTTCTAACAGCATCGACCAATGCAACGCCACCGCCCGGGACTATTCCTTCTTTCAAGGCGGCCTTAACAGCGTAAATAGCATCTTCTATTCTGTCTTTTTTCTCTTTTAACTCCACTTTTGAGTCAGCGCCAACCCTAACCAGCCCAACTGAACCACTTAACATGGCTAACCTCTGGTCTAGTCTACGTTTTATATACTGATTTTTTTCTTTTTTTATGCTTTTTTGTACATCTTCTATCCTTTCTTTCAAATCTAAGCCTAAATCCATAGTTGTTAAGACTGTAGTTTTGTCATCTGTGACAGCTTTTTGTACTTCACCTAAACAATCAGGGTTAATAAGGTCTAAATCGTCACCTAAGTTCTCATCCATTATAGTAGCACCTGTTAAAAATGCTAAATCTTCAAGCGTGCTTTGCTTTGTAGGGCCAAAACCTGGCGGATCTATGTAGTTTACCTTGATATTACCCTTTACTTTGTTCATTAACAATGTAGACGATACTTGAGTACTAACTTCTGCTACTATAAGTAATGATCTTTTGTTCTTTATAACATGTTCTAGTATAGGTTGTATCTTTCTTATATTAGGTATTTCCGATGCTACTATTAAAACTAACGGTTTTTCTAGTATTGTTCTTTGTTTATCCTTGTCTGTTATAAGGTGCGGTGATTTTAAGCCAGATTCTAGTTGTACTCCATCTACGATTTCAACGTACGTTTGTTCTGTATCTGACTCTTCCATCAGCACCACACCTGATTTACCTACTTTAGTGTAAGCTTCAGATATTATACCACCTAATTTTAAATCATTGTTACAAGATATAGCCGCTACGTCTTTTAACATCTCACCCTCTACAGGTATAGCTACATCGTCTAGGTATTTATTTATTTTCTTAGCATAAGAAGCAATGCCTTCTTTAGTATCTCTTATTGATTCTTTAGCTTTTGTTGCTTCTTTTAATAGTGATTCAGCAATGACGGTAGCTGTAGTAGTACCGTCACCTGCTTCTTTCACTGTATTTCTAGCAGCTTCTTTAATAAGTGTTGCCCCTATGTTTTCAACCGGATCAAGTAAGACTACGCTTTCCGCAACGGTTACACCGTCTTTTGTTATCACCGGTTTTCCTAAGGCATCTTCGTATATTACACACTTACCTGATGCTCCTAATGTAGATTTAACTGCTCTTGCTAGTTTATCTACACCTGTTATTACTTTGTTTTTTGCTTCATCGCCAAAAGATAAGTCTTTGACGAGTTCACTTGGATTGTGATATTGCATTTGATTAAATTATATTGTATGTTATTTAAATGTTTTAACTACTTTTGGTCCTTTTAAGAAATCTACTTTCTTAGCATAGTGCTCTACTGATCCATCAATAGCAGCTTCTGCACCTTCTATAGTTTCTCTTCTTGTGACATCATGCCATTTTTCACAGCAATCATCTTTTTCAGGATCACAAGGACAATCGATGTCTTTGTATTCTGTTTGAAAGAATCCATTTGGTAGTTGTACAATCCTCCAGTTCTTTTTATCTGCGAGGTGTTTCCAAAGGTTTATTGTTTCTTCGGTTAGTTTTGGTTGTGGTTGACTATTCCACGTATTAGTCTTGTAATAAAAATACGTCATTGTTTTGGTATTTAGGTTATTGGCATTATTGCCGGGTTACGCTTATGCGTTTCTTTCTTTACTTGTATCTCTGTTTTCAGATATAGACTGGTATATTGTTCTACCAGCTACACCGTTAACATGATGTATATCTCTGGTTGAGTTCTGGCCTATACTTTGGTTTTGGGACCTCATCTTCGTACGTCTTGGTGTTTTAGCCATTGCTAAGTCTCTGTCTCTCTTTGCTTTTAAAGCAGTAGGTGATAATCCTTGTGAGTTACCTCTTCGTTTTCTAGCCATATCAATATAATCACATATATTTAAAATGTTTTAAAGTGTGACAATAGGGGCTTACTTATATATCTTATAAGGCTACTGTCACGTTTTTAAAAAAATGTCAGATAATTAGGGGTATAGCGTATCCCCCCTCCCCCCACCGTATTAGCCTTGTACCGAAACGAAATTTTTTGGCCCAGCCCCGCACCGATTTTTAATTTTCCCCTGTATATACCCCCTCCACCATCCTCGGATCTATATCTATAATCATTCACATGCTACAATTTCCGTCTAGCATTTCACATATTCACCTCGCTATGCTGTCATTCACGCTCACCTCAACAACCATGCCAAACTAAACTCTGAACTATGACAATTTGACATGACACATATGACTGATTGTCATGACATTACGACATCTTCTTATTTATTTTATTGTATGACATTGTGACATAGTGTGGAATGACATAATGACATATTCTACTACTAAACAATTCATATACTTTTTACAAACTAAATACGATAACAAATGGATAATATTATTGACTATGAAACGAATATACTACATAAAGCAATTAACTACATTTCTTCAATCAAATCAAGAAATACTTTTACAACAATTGTTGCCACAAGAATTACTTAATGAAATATATTACTTTCAAAGATTTCAAGAAAAACTTTTACAAACATAATACGATTGTAAATGGATAATATAAATGTAAATAATAACTAATAAATAATAATAACTATGCAAAATTTAATTTCTAAAAGATTTGTAATCAGAAAATCTTTAATCGGTAAAAATCAAACTATCACTGTCAACTTTAAAAATGGCAAAACTGTAACTTACAATCACGATAAAGTGTATGAAGTTATGAAAGATAAACTTGAAAATATGCCTTGCTTTATCAAATACAAATCTTACACTTCATCAACTAGTGTACCAGTATCAGTAAGAGAAGTAGTTGAACAATAGTAAACTACTCTCTTCAAAATAAAATCTCACACAGGTGACTGTCCGAACCTTCAGGCAACGGGAAAACTGGGCAGGGTAAATACACGTGAGTAAGACATAATGGTTAATGTGAGTTCGATTCTCATCATGTCTACTAATCTTAAAAACTAAATAACTATGGCAAAATTCCATCACAATAAAGTGATTGACGTAATCACTAAAGTAATATCTTATTCAACAGTAGCATTCATCTTATTTTCTTGTGCAGCATTACTTGTACACATATATAATAACGGTGCTCCAACACACTTCGGAATATATGGATAGAGCATATTACAGTAAATTACAGCAGAGATTTGTGACGAGTGATGTTTACTTTGATGAACTACTCTTTGCAAC